TTCTTAATAAAATTATTTCTCTGTGTATGTGTGATTAAATATTGTATTTCATCTTCATAGTTCTCAAACTTTCTTGCTGGATGTTTAAGAGTTAAAACTTTGATATTTAATTTTGATAGATATCCTTTCTTCATTAATTCATCTGTACGAATAATCTTATAGGTAGGGCCAAACAATCCTTCTAATACCCACTTGTGTGTTTGTGTTCCATCAAGTGTTCCTGTAAATCCATAACGATATTTACAATCAAGCATCTTTGTCATGATACTCACTAAAGATTTTGATTTAAATAGATGTGCTTCATCTCCAATCACTACATCAAAGTTATTAAAATACTTTCGATCTAGTTTATAGATTGACTGCCATGTAGTGATTGTAACACTATCATCACTTATCTTATCTCTTCCAGCATAAACACGATGACAATGTTTCTCAACATCCCAACCATAATCTTCAAAGTCTTTGTACATCTGTTCAACAAGAGAGGTTGTTGGAACTACAATTAAAATTCTACGACTGTGTTCAACATGATATCTTGTGATGGCATATATCATTAATGACTTACCAGATGCAGTTGGTGATAGTAATAATTTGCGATTATGTCTAAGTGCATCATGAATACCCATAATCTGATATGGTCTGGGTTTATGTTTTGATATACTCTTTGTGTAATCAGTCACACCTTCTGGCGATATTAATTCATTCTCTTCGAGTGGTAATCCATAAAATTTACTTCCCTCAAACTCATAGGTATATCCTTTACGATTACAAAATGATATAACTCTATCTACAAGTCCAGTATAAATCTCATTTTTTCTCATGTCATATAACCTTATCTTTCCATCCCAATACTTATTACGATATTGTGGCATAAACTTGGCGCCAGGAACTTCAAATGTAAAATGATCAGATAACTCATGATACACATATTGTTCCGAATCTATCGTAACAAAAACCTCATTTTTCTTTTTTATAATTAGGTGTGTCATATGTTTTCAATACCTAAATTTTTATCTCCAATACGGTCAAACCGTTGATGATTCATATAATTTAGAAATGAACCTAATATATATTTTGCATATCCATTTGTTGAAGGATTGCCTTTATGTAGATAACTCCATGTGCAAGGAAATAAGAGAACCGTTCCTTTCTTTGGTTTTACCTGTAAACCAAATTGAGGAAATATAGTTTCACCTCCGTTAAAGTCATCATTTAAGTAACAAACTATAGCTAAAAATCTTTTAGTTGATTCAACATTAGTTACATCAGTATGAAAATCATGTTGTTGATTATCATCACACAAATATCTTTTGACTCGTAAATGTTCATACCCATGTTTCTCAGGCCATTGAGATGAGTGTAATCTAGTATCTTTTTTATATTGATTAATTGCAGATTGAATTCCATTCATGACAAGTTTAAATGGTTCGTTAAATTCATGATGTTGCATAATATCAAGTCTTTGACAATCACAAGCACCACAAAGTTTTTCTCCCTCTTCACTGTAGCAGAGACTCATTTTTTTTATTTGTTCTTCTTTCTCTCTCCATAGTCTTTCATATATTTCAATGATATTATTACAAAGAGATGATGAAAAAACATCATCATATGACTGTATAAAATTTGTTTCCATCATGTAAATCCAGCTTGGAATTTATGCCATTCAATTGAGTTTTTAATTTGATATGTACGATTTGATATCTGTTTAAGAATACTCTCAATATAATTTATCATTACATTGTAGTATTCAACTTTAAGATTTGCTTCTGTTAATCTCTCATCAGCATCCATGTATCTCATCAATGCATCTTTATCTCTCACCTTTTTTGGAAAAGGTTCTTTCTCATATACCTCTGGATCTGCCTTACCAGAGTAATATTCATATCTTTGATGACGAACACTCTTTTGTATCTTTTGAGCGTTGGTTCTCAATAGTATTAAATTGTTCAACATCTCATGATATTTAGAATGAAGTTGTGGAATCTTTATTGATTCTTCATGCATACTGTCAATATCAATCTTACAGTCCTCTTGCCACATGGACTGAATCTTATCAAGATTTATCATGTAAAATTATTTTTTTGGAAAATTATCTATTCGATTACCACTTGGGTCAGTAATATTATATATGGTATATTTGAAAGTTACTGACGCAGTGAAGAAACTGTAATCACGAGTNGTGACATCAAAGTCTAATGTTGANAGTGCGACAGGAAATGCATCTTTAAAATTCACATGAATNCTTGGTTTATAGTTACTACTTAAAATTTGTAACGTAGCATCTGAATATTGAAANTACAATGGGTCTCCATCGTCACCTACNATTCTATCAGTTCTGATATCATCTTTTCTTAACTGGTCATATTGACCTAAAGATTCTGGATATCCAAGTCCAGTAATCCATTTGTAGATTGCAAGATAGTTCTCCATCTTTTCATCTACCAGAAAACGAACGGTCAAATCGTCATACAAAACTTTATCGCCAGGCACAGGAATATCCTTCAAATAAGTTGGTTGAACGGCAGTTCCCATGCTTATTTGAGGTATGTTCGCAGATTGGCAAAGAAAATCAACCTTTGGAGTCTTCGTTATAATTAACTTAAAACCAACAGGAGACATATAGTTCCTATTAGCAATTTGTTTGTCAAAGGGTGATACTGAATCAGTCATTTACTTTTTGCAATTTTTTAATTCTCTTAGCATAGAGAATATCAGCAGTTGAGTATAAAATTGGATTTTTCTTTGATCTTTTGATTAAAATTTTTGCGGCTTTCTGATCATCCATATTACTATTTAGACACAAAAAAAGACCCCTTTTGAGGGTCTCTAATTTTTATGTAAACTTAATTAAAGTTTAGTTGGGTCTTTTAGACCATTGTTATCAAGATTTTCATCACCTATTCTAGCACCTTCAATGTTACCTTTAGAAACATCATTGTTATAGTCGGATACAATCTTTCTAGCAATAAGGACATCTGATTGACCTCTTGTATTCTTAGTCCAATCTGCTCTTGAAATTGCAGAGAAATTAGATTTAAGATAAGTTCTCAATCCTTTTGCTTTATCACCAGAACCACATGCATCGATTAAATTAAATGTTGCAGCAAGTCCACCAACCATAGAACCGTCAACATAATCTAAGTGCCACTTGCTTTCATAAATTGGTCTTAAGAAATCAACTGCTTTTCTTGTGTTGGGTATCTTCCATCTAACAATAGATTCGTTTGCTTTTGCCCATCCTTGAACTTCAACTCCTTCATCATAACCAATACCTTCTGCCTGTATTCCAATACTGATAAAGTTATTTTGAAACTCTACAGATTCTTCATCTCCATAAGAAAGACCTGCACGAACCTTATCAAGTCTGCTTGTATTTTTACGAGAAGTATTTAAATCTTCAAATAACTGTGCCTCTATTTTTATACACTGTGATAATGTAGCATTAATGTCATGTTTATAAACCTGACAGGGAAGGTCTAAGTCTTCACCCGAAAGAAATGCCATGATTGCTTTATGTTGTCCATCAATGACAACATAATTACCATCAGGACGCATAGCAATAACTAATGTTTGGCATAACAAATAGTTAAATTGCTTTGCTTTTTTAATTGTAGATGTACAGATGTATCTCTGATATGCTGAACTAATTAATAATTTAGATGCTCTAATAAAAGCAAAATATATTTTTTTATCTATACTATCGTTTGTTGGGTGAATGTATATTGTATCCTTATATAATGCACCCTTAGCAAATTTAATCTTTGTTAGTTTATTTTTAGGGTCACTAACAATATCCCCTAATGACCTCAACTGAGGGTCATCAGTATAATTTTTCATTTGTAATCTCCCTTGGAGTGTGTTTTTTATAAGACTTGAGTTTACAAGATAGGATTTACACCTATGGTCATCGTCTGATTTAGACCACTAATATGTATATATTAAACCATAAAAAAAGACCCCTGTAAAGGGGTCTCTTCATAAACTGTAATATNTTTATTACATAAGGTTTGTAACAGATACTCTTCTGTAGTAGCGGTTAGCGTTAACAGTAAGTGTTCCTGATCCCTGTGTTGTACCTTGTGAGAATGGGTTCTCAACCATTCCGTAACGAGTCTTAAAGCCAATTTTTGGTTGGAATGTATCCTGACCAA